GTATAGAGTGACTGGTGAGCAGTAACGAATATTTTTTAGACACGTAATAAACAAAAATGGTGGGCAGAAAAACATTGCCCACCCTACATGGCTAAATATATTATTTGACAGTGGCGTATAAATTGGACTATGCTTTTATCCGAGGCTTAAGAACCTCCAAAAGCGGACACCGCACCCGAAAGACATGCGGATTTTTTATGCCTAATGATTTTCAAAGGTATCATTTCAAATGACACCTTTCAGATTTGAGTTAGGAGTCATACTATCGTAAGACGTATGGCAGTTCTTCGCTGTTCTTAACCTCCTAGCTCACCTATTTTGTAGGTGTTTAATTTAAGAAAAATGAAGGTGACATAATGTCAACAGCAATAATAGAATATACCTACCAAGACCTCCCTGTATTCTTCCAAGCCGATGCTTTTATTAATGCAACAAACATTGCAAGTAAGTTCAACAAACTACCTGAGAATTATCTAAGAACAAAGCGCACAAAAGAATACATTGAAGCGTTAAAAAGGTCGTTATTTCCCGTTACACCAAAAAGCGTAACGGAACAAAATCAATTAGTTATCATAAATCAAGGCGGAAGACCAGAAGAGCAAGGAACATGGTTACACCCAAAACTAGCGATTGATTTTGCACGCTGGCTGAGTCCTGATTTTGCCGTTTGGTGTGATATGCAAATTGAGAAAATATTACATCCCGTCCGTAACGCATTAGTCGATTTACAACAAACCGAAGTCCCTTTGCTCACCTATGCCACTAAAACCCAAAGAGAGCCATTAGTTAAAGCTGTACGTAAATTCACTTTAACCGCACATAAAAAAGGTCGTGTAATTGGTTTTAGTGATGCACATACCATGATCAATATGCAAATGGGTGTGGATAATATAGAACATCTAACACCTGAGCAAATCCCCGAAGCCATCAAGATTGTAGGACTCATGCTAAAAGAGGTGGTCATGAACGGCGAATACATCCCCAAAGGTGAAGCCGACCCAATCCCTGAGCCTGTTAATCCAATAGTCTATGAAAAAATAAGCTATGAACAACGCCAACAAATCGCTAAATCAGTGAATGATGCAATGTGCGGTTGGGTGTTAGGCGGAAAAGGTACGCAACCGTTGCATAATTGTTTACGGGTTGTTTTTAGTATTGAGCGGATAGATGATCTGCCTGCAAAGGATTTTGATAAAGCCATTGAAATTATCGAAGAATCAGGCAAGAAAAATATGCTTTTCTTGGGGCTGATGAGCGAATTAAAAGCGGAGTTCATTCAGGTGTATATCCGCCAAAACGCACCGTGGACTAGCGACCTAAAGAATAAATATAAAAAGTTGATCAGCAAAACATTCCCATCCAGACCCGACTGGCAACAATTGCAAAATGAAATTGAAAGTAAAAGTAAAAGTGAAAGTAATTTAATGGTTTAAACCTACTTTTACCTTATTCCCACGCTCTAGTGTGGGGATGCCTAATTTTGATTTTTGTTTAACCGCACAAGGATGTGCAAAAAAACCAGCACTATAAATACAAGATATTTAACCAGCTTAATTTTAAGCTCAGTGAACATTTCTTTATCCTCTGTTTTTAGAAGATCATCGCTCTAATCCCCTATCTAATACTCTCATACTCCAATAATTACCTGCATTATTGCGATAACCGATGCACGAAAGCCTACGCTATCATAAACCCTAGTTTAGATTTAATAATCGGGCAATTATGATCAAGGCGTTGACGGATTTAATCAAGAAAAACGAGGGGTTAAGATTAAGCCCGTATCGTGACACTAAAGGAAAGTTAACTATCGGCTATGGTCATAATCTTGATGATAAGCCTATATCGCAAGATGTCGCGCATAAAATGCTATTAGATGACATTACCGATGCTGAATACTCGCTATTCAATAAATATCCTCGCTATACAAAGCTATCAGAACCGCGTCAACGCGCTTTACTTGATATGACGTTTAATATGGGAATAGGTAAGGTTAAAAAATTCTACAAAATGCACGCTGCTATTAATGACGCTGATTTTAAACGCGCGGCATTTGAGATTTTGAATAGTAAATATTTGTTAGATGTGGGTGATAGAGCGAGACATAATGCGAATTTAATGAGAGAAGGTTAAATGAAACTATTAGACAATATCAATAAGAAAATTTACGACGATGAAAACGCATATAAGAAGCATTGGCTAAGAAGTAAAACGCTGGTTTTTAATGTTCTTATTGCTGTATTCGCTGTATTAAGTACGCATAGTGAATTATTGCAATCTTATTTATCTGACGGTGGCTATATGGGTTTATTAATTCTTATCGCTGCGGTTAACAGTTATTTAAGAACCACTACGACAGTTGGACTACATAAATGATTGAAATTTTAATGGGGCTGGGTGGTTTATTACTTGCGCTAGTCGGTGCGCTAATCGCTGTATGGGGAAGATTGCAGCACGCTAAAGACAAAGGAAAACAAGCACACGCGGCTTTAAATTCATTTCAGCAAGCAAAGGATGCGCAAGATGCAATTATTGAACAGCAACGCAAAGACGATGAAATTAGCGCAGGCACTATCACTAATCGCCATTATTTTGGTGAGTAGTGCGTGTGCGACGGTTTATCGTTCTGTGCCATTGCCAATGCCACCTAAGCCATCTATGCCAACCGTTACAGATAATGAGCTCAAATGTTTAACAGAGGGGGTCTATCAACGATTAGCCCGACGTGATCTAGCTTGTCACAACTACAATAAACGCTTGGAAGCGGTAATTAATTCAACTAGGAAAAAATAATGTACTTATTAGATTACGTGCCATTTACTTATAGACGGGACACAGATATTTGCGATAGCGATGAGGAATATAAGGTGGATTTTAAATCAATAACTCAAGGATTAATTATTGCGGTCGCAACGGGGTTAATTTCTATGTATGCAACACAGACAACGTTAAAAGTACAATTGGATGCTATTCAGTCTGATGTTGAGCAAATAAAGCATAAACAGACCGAATTCAGGAAAGATTTTTATATTCCGCGTCGGTGAATTTTTAGATGGCTAAGAAACTGACCGAAAATCGTGAAAAATTTTGCATAAAATATGTGGAATGTGGATGTGGAGCTGATGCGCTTAGGGAGGCTTATGATTGTACAAGGTGGACGAATAAATCAATTGCGGGTAAAGCGTATGAGCTTTTACAGAATCTACAGATAAAAGCTAGAATTAATGAGTTAAAAGAAGCAATTGCTAAAAAACACGAGATTACTGCCGAGAGTATTGTTTCTGAATTAGAAGAAGCGCGGCTAATGGCGGCTCAGGTGAATATGCCTGCGGCTATGGTTAGCGCGTCGATGGGTAAGGCTAAGATATGTGGATTTTTGGTGGATAAAAAAGAACTTAGCGGTGGTATTTATATTTCACATGAACAGGCACTCGACGAGTTAGTATGACAGATCATGAGCGTGATATAAGACAGCAACTAAAAGATGATTTCATTCATTACGCAAGTAAATGTCTAAAAATACGCTCAAAATCAGGCAAGGTAGAGAGTTTTTTACTAAATGAGGCGCAGCGTTATATCCACTCTCTAGTAGAAAAACAAAAAAAAGAGACTGGGAAAGTCCGCGTTATTCTGTTGAAAGGCAGACAACAAGGCGCATCAACGTATGTTGAGGGGCGTTTTTATTGGCTTGTTTCACACAGAAAAGGCGTTAAGTCGTTTATTTTGACCCACGAAGCTGAAAGTACCAGTGCATTATTTGAAATGGCGCAACGCTATCATGATAATTGTCCTGCACTACTAAGACCTGCTACTGGTGCATCTAATGCTAAGGAATTGTCGTTTGTTGGTTTAGACAGCGGGTATAAAGTAGGAACGGCTGGCAATAAAGGCGTTGGGCGTGGTACGACTATTCAATACTTCCACGGTTCTGAATGTGGCTATTGGCAACACGCAGGGGAACACGCAAAAGGAATTTTACAAGCAATCCCGGACGCTGATGATACCGAAGTTTTCTTAGAGTCAACAGCAAACGGGATCGGCAACTATTTTCATCAGCAGTGGCAACTAGCAGAAACGCATGATAGTGAATACCTAGCGATATTTATTCCTTGGTATTGGCAAACAGAATACAGGAAAAAAATAGATAAAGAGTTCTCTTTGACTGATGAAGAAGCAAAAATAAAAGAACTTTATGAGCTAGATGACGATCAAATTATGTTCCGCAGGCTAAAAATAGCGCAATTATCGGTCGATGGTCAAGACGGTTTAAAGGCTTTTAAGCAAGAATATCCATTAAACTCAGTCGAAGCGTTTCAATTATCTGGCGGCGATACACTTATAGATGCTGAATGTGTCGCTAAAGCAAGACGCAATAAATGTAACCCGTCGGGGGGGCTTTTTATCTCTGTAGACCCTGCAAGGTATGGGGATGACAGAACATCAATAATCTTTAGACGTGGCAGAAAGGCTTTTAATCTCACGAGTTACAGCAAAAAAAGCACCATGGAAGTCGCTGGCATTGTGCATACATTGATTAAAAAACATAATCCTGCGCAAGTGCCTATTGATGTCGGTGGGCTAGGTGCTGGCGTGGTTGATCGTTTAATTGAGCTGGGGCATGGCGATATTATTGTCGCTGTCAATGCTGGTTCTACTGCATTGGATAGTGATAAGTATAAGAATAAACGCGCTGAAATGTGGGGTTTGTTGAATTTGTGGCTAAACGATGCGGTGCCTGTGGATATTCCTGATAGCGACTCACTTCACGCGGATTTATGTTCGTTAGAGTACAGTTTTGATTCTAATTCTCGGCTAGTTTTAGAGTCTAAAGAACGGGCAAGGAAACGGGGCGTTAGGTCTCCAGATGAGGCGGATGCAATAGCTTTAACCTTTGCTGAGCCGTTAGTTATCAATAAAAAGAAGTATGCGCCTATTGTTAATAGAGCATCAGACTCAATCATAGGGTACTAAAATGGATGATGAAGAAAAGAGTATTGATAGGGTTCAGATGTTAGGGTTTAGGTTGAGCCGTTTATCTGAAGAGCAAGTTCAAGCTAGACAACTGATAGAAGAGCGTTGGTTGGCTGATCTGGAACGCTATATGGGGCGGTATGATCGAAAAACCAGTGCTGCACTGTTTGCATCCAATGGCTCGCGTGCGTTTGTTAATATTACGCGTCCTAAGACGACGGCAGCGGAAGCGCGTTTAAGTGATATGTTGTTTCCTAATGATGATAAAAACTGGGGGATTTCGCCTACGCCTATACCCGATACGGGGAGTGAAAATGAACTTACGCCTATTTATGATGATTTTGGTAATGTCGTTGTTGATAGCGACAATGTGCCTATCAACAAGGCGAGGTTAGATGAACAAAATAGAGATGAGGTAGCGAATAAAGCGAAAGCGATGAGCAAGGAAATAGATGACCAACTCACCGAGTCTAATTATCAAGCAATTGCACGGGATGCGATACATGATGCTTGTTTGTTTGGTACGGGGATATTAAAAGCTCCGGTTGTGGTCGTTCATGATAAAAAGAAATGGGAGCAGATGGATAATGCAGTTTTTGAGTTGTCTATTGATGAGCAGTTAAGACCAGGGGTTGAGCGCGTTAAGGTCTGGGATTTTTTCCCTGAAATGTCAGCGTCAAGTGTTAATGACGCGAGTTTTATTTTTGAACGGCGTTATATCACTAAAAAACAGTTGATAGACCTGGCAAAAGACCCCGCTTATTTTAAAGATAAGATTAGACAGATTATCAAGTCAGGGGTTCGCAGTATCAGTTCGAATGGAGCGAGTCATATCGCGAAGATAAGGGAGTTATCGGGGATTTCTGCTAATTTAGATGATAATCGTTTTGAGTTGTGGGAATATCACGGCGAAGTGGATAATGAAACAATCAAGGCGTGTGGCTATGAAGAGCACGAGGCGGATGTGCTTGTTAATCATAATTTTATTGTCACGTTTATTAATGATGTGGTGATTAAAGTCGTTGATAATCCGATGGAGACTAACGAACAGCCTTACAGTGTGTTTAATTATGAAGAAGATGATACCAATATCTTTGGTTTTGGCGTGCCTTTTTTGTTGGAAAACTCGCAGCGTATAGTTAATGCCGCATGGCGCATGATTTTAGATAATTCTGCGCATTCTCTGGTTGGTCAAATCGTAGCGAATAGAGAGCTAGTGATACCGGCTGATGGTTCTTGGGAAATAACCTCTGGAAAGTTATGGTGGCTAAAAGACCCAACAATGCCAGCACGTGATGCGTTTCATATTTTTGAGATACCCTCGCATCAAGCTGAGCTGTCCGCAATTTTTGAAATGGCAAGAAGTATGGCTGATGAAGAAACCAGTTTGCCTATGTTGATGCAGGGGGAGCAAGGGGATGTTGCAGAAACTGCCACAGGTATGTCAATGAAAATGAATGCGGCTAATGTGGTCCTAAGACGTATCATTAAATCGTTTGATGATAATGTGACAAAGCCTTTAATTACGCGGTTTTATGATTGGAATATGCAGAACAGCGACAAGGAAGAGATTAAGGGTGATTTTAATATAGATGCTCGTGGCAGTTCTGTTCTGTTAGTTAAAGAAACACAAACCCAAGCTTTGATTTCATTAATGGGAATCAGTCAGCAACCTTATTATAAAGACTTAACGAAGCACGTTGATTTGTACAGAAAAGCTGTACAGGCGCAACACATAACGGCTAATGATATTGTGATGACCGATGAAGAAATAAAAGCCAAAGAAAGCAATGGATCGTCTGTATCGCCTGAACTTCAAATGGCACAAATTGAGCAACAGAATAAGGATGCAGAAAGAAAAAACAAACTAGATATAGCGACAATGGAGGGTCAGGTTGATATTCAAGTTGCAAAAATCAGGTCGTTTAATGAGTCGCAAAGAACTGAGACAGATATGCAAAAAACAAAACTAGCAGAAGATAATAAAGCAAATCTATTTTTGGCAGAAAGACAGTTTGCAGAAACTGATGGTAATGGTCGTGGCTTATGATTGATAGACAGTCTGAAACATTTTTAGAGATAGAAAAAAGAATAAATTCAAGTCTGTGTAGGTATAGAAAAAAGCTAGAAATAACAGGGGTTTCTATACAAGAGACTGAATATTTACGCGGTCAAATTAATGCGCTGAGTAGTATTTTATCTGCTGATAATGAAGATGTAATGCTTAGTGCTAACAAAGATATTTATTTATAAAAATAATTTGGAGAGAGATAGATGCCTATTGAGAATAACGCGATTGATGAGCAGGATGAGTTTAACTTAGGGTTTCATGTTAACAAAGCTTCTACTGATGAGTATGACGAGATGGATGGACAAGGCGTTGAAGAGGAAGAGTCAGAACCAAAGGGTAAACAGGAGGCTTATCAACAAGAAGAAATAGATTATAAGACAGAATTTGAAGCATTGCGGTTAAAGAATGAAGAGCTAGAACACAATGTAAAATCAAATAATGGTCGAGTTTCGGCACTGCAAAAGAAGATAGATTTATATGAGCAGGAAGATAATGCCCCAGTTGATGAGAGTGGTATTGATAATAAGGATTATTTAGAGCATAATCAATATAAAGACGATTATCCCGATATAGCAGAGGGGACTCAAGCTCAAATAGAAAGGGCATTAAAGGCGCATCAAGATAAAATTGAAGCTGATCTTAATGAAAGATTTAAGCCTATCCAAGAAAGTGAACAAACGCGCTATAATGAACAGCAGGTTAAGTTGCTATCTGAAGAGTTTCCAGATTGGCACGAGAAAGAAAGCAGTAAAGAATTTAATGATTGGATAGGATCGCAACCTGAACCTGTTCAAAAAATGTTAAATAATACGGATGCAGAGAGTCATGCGTATTTATTAAAGAATTTCAGTATCAATAAATCACAAGAAGCAGGCAATATACAGGAGCGTAGAAAGCGGAATTTAGCGGCTAATAAAGCAGTCCCTAATTCTAATGCGCCACGAAAGCCACAGGCTGATGATGAT